CCTATATCCCGACGACCACCGCAAGTGTGATCCGTAGTGCCGATGTGTGCAGCATTAGTGGGAGTGACTTTAGTGGGTTTTATAACGCCACTGAGGGCTCTATTATCAGCGAAGGTTTGATTGCTAGTCTTGCTGGAAGCAACCGTGGAATGTTGGGAATAAGTAATAATACAGCTTCACATGGATTTGCAACTTTCTACAACCTAAGCAGCGGAGGAGTCGTATCTCAATCCAGAAATACAGCCTCAACAGCATTACTTCCAACTTTTGCAAATTCTGCAAATGCTTCGTTTAAACGAGGGCTTACTTATTATTCTGGGGGGGCTAGCATATCAACGAACGGCGCAACCGCAACAGATACCGTTGTTACAAACTCAACTCAAACAATGTTGACGCTTCAGATAGGTAGTATGCTTGCTGGAGCATTCTATTGGTCGGGTCACATCGCATCCATCCGCTACTACAAGAAACGCCTGGCTAACGCCAAACTTCAAGCTTTAACCGCTTCCGTGATAGTCTTATCAGGTATTGGTATTGGTTTGGGTTCTAGTTTGGGTTCTGGTTCTTCCATTGTAGCGTCAGAAGGCCCTGCCTTTAGCACCTATGATATAGACGCTCAAAACTACATTACTGCGGTGGAAGCAGCGGATGGTCAGTCTTTGGAGACTGCAACACGACTAGCGATCAATACATTCATCGAAGGCTGTAAGTCTGACGGGGTATGGAGCGCAATTAAAGCCTCCTGCATTCTAGCCGGTGCAAGAACATTGTCTGGTGCGCTTGTGCCACTGGTAGGAATTGCACCAACAAATGCAAATTTTGTTTCATCAGATTACGACAGAAAAACCGGATTGATTGGAAATGGATCAACAAAATTCATAAACTCCAACCGAAATAATAATGCCGATCCTCGAAACAATTACCATGCGAGTGTGTATTTAACCTCCATAGGTTTAGATGGCAGGGCCTACATAGGTGCTGGAGGGGGTAATACAACTGGCACGACTCATTTACTTTCAAGTGCTGGAAGTTTTGTATCAAAAAATAGATTTCCTACTAATTTGATTGGAGGACTATCAAGCTTGGGATTTCTGGGCCATTCAAGAAGCGCGGGTGATGCAATGAAATTGCGTCATAACCTTACAGAGTATTTGGCTAACCATCCTTCATCAGAACCGTATCCATATAACGCTTTTGTGTTTGCAAGAAACGTTAATGACCTTCCACAAGCTCCTGCATCTGGAAGAATTTCTTTCTACTCCATCGGCGAAGATTTGAACTTGGCTCTCTTAGATGCTCGCATCTCCAACCTCATGACAACTTTTGCATCCTCTATATCATGACTTTAGATCAACTGCTCCAAGGTTACACAAATGCGGAAGAATTGCGCACGATGTGGCTCGTTTTTGATTCCGTTATCGCACAACGGCTCAAAGATGTTCAACCTGCTTATCAGCACCAAGCGTTTCCAATTACACTTAAGGATGGTAATTTTGCCCTCTGCGCCGATTTGCTAACCGAAAAGGATGATATTTATGCCCCAACCTTCCAAGCACTAGACCAAACGCTTTTTCCGCAGGTGCAAGTCCTTTCGCAAGCTGCTATTATAGAACTCTTCCTTCCCCCCGATCTCGACGCCGATGTTGGGCCATAAGCACTTACCGTATGCGTGATTACATTTTAAAATTTCCATCCAAGCAGGTTGCTGAGCAATTCGGTATTGCCAATGGGTTTGCACAAGTGGACGGCGATGGAAACATCCAAACGTCACTAGCAACGCACACCTACGCACTGCATGAGATCGGGGAACACAATGGGTCTGATTACTGGGTTCTTTTCCGTGACCTTGTAGGCATCCCAATCCCTGACGGTGGTGACCAGTTTATCTACTGGTCTTCTGATTGGAGCGTTATTGACGATGCTGGCAGTGAGATCTTTATCCCCCGCCCTGAATTTAACCCTGACGTTCCAAGCGTCTTCTGGGCATAATATCCTATGAAAGCAAAAGCAACAGCAACTAAAAGTCGCGCTCAGGTTGGGTATCTGCTCTCAAAGGGTAGTCCATTGACTGGCGCACAGCAAAAGAAACTCAAAAGTGAATTACACACTGGCAAAGTAAAAGTCTCCAAAACTAAAAAATAACATGAAAGCAATCATTATCATTTTATCATGTGTGCTATGCGCTTGCACGGTTACTACGACCACAAACACGCTTCCAGATGGCACTCAGGTAATCGTAGTGGCTAAGTCTTCTGATCCTGTCGCTATTCAAGCAGCACTTGACGCAGCTAAGATTATCACTCCAGTTATCGAACGCCTTTCCGCAGAACAAAAAACAACCAAATAATATGAAAACTACTATCCTCGGTATCCTTACCATCGTCGGTGCAGTCATCTCTGGCGCAACTCAAATCCTCAAGGGTGGGTCTATCGACCTGCTGTCAATCGTTCCTGCAATCTCTGCTGGAATCGGTCTGATCAAGGCTCAAGATCAACGCTAATGAACACAGGGGCAAGGGGAATGGATTCATTTACAGGCATTGTTGCAACATCGCTAGGCTTAATCACTAGCTTTCAGGAAGACCTTGAGTACCACTTGAGGATTACTTCCTTGATTATCGGCATTGCCGTGGGTCTGTTCTCCTTGTACCGTATTCTTAAGAAGCTGTGACGTTAGCAGGAGAAATTGCCAGCATCGCGGAGTCCCAAGTGGGAGTGCGTGAGACAAAGAAGAATGGTGGTGATCAGATTGCTGCGTACCAGTCTGCGACTTGGCTCCCTGTAGGCCCGTGGGCATGGTGCGCTGCGTTTTGCTGCTGGGTGGTTCAGAAATCAATTCAAGGACGCTCAGTGACCTTCCAGAGGCCAAGAACAGCAGGTGCATGGGATTTCGAGAACTGGTGCAGGTCTGTGGATAACTCAGTCAAGCTCAGGAAGCCTCACAAGGGTGATATTAAGCGCGGCGATATTGTCTGTTTCACGTTCTCCCACATCGGAATCGCTCTAGGATCACCTGACGAGGACGGTAACGTGCTAACCTGCGAAGGGAATACTAATGGTGAAGGCTCCCGCGAGGGGGATGGCGTTTATAAAAAGGTTCGTCACATCTCAAAAATTCGTTCACGGATTAGATTTAGTGGTTGACATCACGAAGTAATTAGAAATAGTTCGCATATCGGGTCGATGGCAGAGCGGCTTATTGCGTCAGTCTTGAAAACTGAAGTGGTGAAAGCCACCGTGGGTTCAAATCCTACTCGACCCGCCAACAATCAAACATCATGGCATTCAAAAAGTTCCTAGTCTGTGCAGATAATCACGGCAACCTCGTAAACAAGGAGGCAGTCAAGAAGCTCAAGGCATTCAAGTCTGACTTCAAACCTCACTATTCCGTTCACTTGGGTGACCTCTGGGACTTCACGTCCATTCGGAAGGGGGCTTCGGACAGCGACAAACAACTGGGTATCTCGGAAGATTTTCAAGCAGGGCTTGAGTTTTTGGACATTGGTTTCGACTACCTAACTCTAGGAAATCATGACGTAAGGCTCTGGGAACACGCTGAAGGCTCTGCAACTGGTATCATGCGGGAATCCTGTCAGACGCTAGTTAAATGCGCTGAAAACGAGTTTAAAGATCGCAAGATCGACTGGGTACAGTACAACGTGAACAAATACTTGCAGCTACCAGAGGGTGGCCCAAAGTTTATTCACGGATTCCTCGCAGGTCAGAACTCTGCCAAGGCACACTTTGATCGTTTCGGTTCCTGCCTATTCGGTCACGTCCACGCTCCTGATTCCTACACGGCCAAGCACATTGATGGTGGTCAATCCTTCGCTCTGGGCTGCATGGCAGACATCGAGTCAATGACCTACGCAGAGAGGTATCCAAACCGCTTAGGCTGGCGTACAGGCTGGGGATTCGGAATCATCAACGATAAGACAGGCAAGTGGAATTTTTGGAATGTTGTCAAAGAAGATGGTTGCTACATCTCACCAACTGGAATACTCTGAAGCATATGGACAACAACGTACTAGATGCCCTAAGTGGAATTGAGATCGCACTGAGAGAGTCCGTCCCTCCAGTCAAACAAAATCACGAATTTACCGTGCATGACTTCATCACGAGTGCTCAGAAAGAGGGCCAAATACTAAGTTACGATGCTGCATTTAACCGTCTCAGAAGAATGGCTGACAGGAAGCTTTTGAAGTTTCGCCTGATTCCAATTGGTAAAAACCACACCAGAGTCTACTCAGCGTACTGAGATAATCCCCAAACCCTTTGGCCTCTGCCTCTGACTAACGTCACGCAGGGGTTTTTTATTGGTTAGGATCGGAAGCACTTGCAATCCTAACTCTTCCACGGAGGGATCTCTGGATCGTCTTCGACCATATTGCTGACGTCAACAAAATGGTCTATTAGCACTCAACTCATTGCAAATCAATGCCAAAAACTATTTTCAATTTTACGAAGATTTTCCTTTGCATCGATTCTGACCTGTGATTTACTCCTCCTACCGCGAATTAGCGGCTTAATACCATGAACCTAGAACACACCACACCAGAACTATTCGCTGCATTGGCGAAGGCTCAGAACGCAGTTGAGAACGCCCACAAGGGATCGCTCAATCCGCACTTTAAAAACCGTTACGCTGACCTTGCCGAAGTGCTCAATACTGTACGTCCAGTATTCAGTGAATGCGGACTCAGCATTGTCCAAGAGACATCATTTGACGGATCGCTCGTAAGCGTCACCACAGCACTCTGCCATGAAAAGGGTGGATACATTACCGCCATTGCCTCATGCGTACCTGCCAAGGCAGATGCTCAAGGGGTTGGTGCTGCCACTACCTACCTTCGTAGATACTCCCTAGCAGCCGTTACAGGCGTTGCACAGGAGGATGACGATGGTCAGTCAGCAATCAACACGGTGAAAGCAAACCCAGTAAAGGCGGCACAGGCTCCTTCGGTGATCCACGCCACTACAGACGAACTGATTAAGCTGCGCCATCGCGTTACCTACCTACAAGTCAATGAGGCGGCATTTCTGAAGAAGCTTGGGATCGAGTCATTCCTTACCCTGCCTGCAAATAAGGTGCAACGAGCGCACGAACTGCTTGACGGAAAAGAGGAAGAACTGAGAAACAAAGCAGCCATGAGTATGGCAAAACTTGAACCAGAACCAGCATGAGTAAAACACCAGAAACCGACCGCATTTTTGCGATCAAGCACAACCAGCCAGCAACCTACATTATGGAGGAGATGCGGAGAATGGAGATGAAGATCATCGATATGAAAGCGCAGATGGCACTGCTTGAGGCAGGAACGAAGCAACTGAGAAAACAAAAAGAAACCAAAGAAACAGAATGATCCAATACCACATGGGTAAATCTTATTACGAGATCTCTGCCACATCAAAAGACCTAGACGCACCAGTCAGCAAGTCATTGCTCTGGTTTTTTTACCAGTCCCCGTATCGATTCCTCCACACGCCTAAGCAGCAGAAGACAAGTGCGGCAATGGCACTAGGTTCTCTAGCTCACTGTGCGCTACTCACGCCTGAGCTGATGGATTCGGAGTATATCGTGTCCCCCTACGCTGACTATCGCAAGAAAGAAGCTCAGGACTGGAAGGCAGCAAACCTTGAATCTGGGAAGACAATTGTTTCTCAGGACGACTGGGATAAAGCAAACGACATGGCTGATGTAATTCGTGCTTGCAATGAGTTCCCCCGCGTGTACAATCCAGAAGTAGCTGTCTTCGGAGAGATCGAAGGAGTTAAAATCAAGGGCATGATTGACATCGTCCCTGAGATTGGATCGGCACTGTATGACCTGAAAACAATTAACAAAATTGAATCACTACATGACCTACAACGAAAGATCCTTGATTATGGGTATCACTGGCAGGCTGCTTTATATCTTGACCTGTGGAATGCTGCTAGCGGAGAATCACGGGACGAGTTCGTCTTTGTCTTTATCGAAACCACAGCACCATACGAAACAGCATTCGTCAGACTTGCACCAGAATTCATCGAACTTGGACGACATGGATCAGGACGTAAGAAATACTCTGGCTACATGGATGCAGTTAAATATTGGAAAAAGTGCGTCAGCACGAATAGCTTCCCAAAACAGATCGATGGACTCCAGACAATCGACATTCCTACTTGGATAACTCTCCCTACACAATAATAACAAATAGAATACAACAATATGCAAACACTGAAAATTAACGTAGCAAAGATCGACAAGACCGCTTTGTATAACGGAGCCAAGGGTTCATACCTGACTTTAAATCTCAAGGAGAACAAGGACGGCACTGACCAGTACGGCAATGATGGATTTGTCATTCAAGACATCGGCAAAGATCGTCGCCTAGCAGGTGAGAAAGGCCCAATCATTGGCAACTGGAAACGTGCTGCCGCATATGCTACCAAGGAGCCAAGCCCCTTCATGGCATCCGCTGATTCCGAGGACGAGATTCCGTTCTGAGCAAACTAACTGGTGGGGGGTAGCAATGCCCCCTGCCTTACTACTATGGTCTACAGGGCAGACACGACATTTGAACAGGTCGAGAACATCAAGAGGATTGCTAGTGCTATTTGCGCTGAGTTTGGAATCACAATCGACGAGTTATCCAAGAATCAAAAAGTCAATGGGACTAGTTCCGTAAAGACAGTATTTATCTCGTACGCACGGACTATTGCAATGAACATTCTGGCTAGAGACATGAAGCAGAAATTCGTGGCTGCTATCTTGAATTGTAAAGACCATTCCTGCGTGAGCACGGCAAAGACAAGGCTGAAACTACTGGTGGAAGTAAACCCACTGGTGCAACAAAAACTAGAATCAATCGAACAAAAACTAAAGTCATGACAAAAGAAGAACTTATTCAAAAGCAGATCGAGGACATCATGGACGAATTTAATTTTGCAGAGGTGCAGAAGGTCATGGAGTCGCTTAACTGGACGTGGTCTGAAACTGGATGTGTCCCAGAAGAATATGATCTAAGGAAAGGCGCACGGAAACTGCTCAAGGAGGCTGCTAAAATGATTGATGACAAACTCAACCTGTCTGGTGGTTCAACGTCCACAGGAGGCTTTCTAGCGACATCCAGAGCTGGGTATGACCATTATGATAAAAGCTATAACAAGTGGCTTCGACTTGATTTGCATTTCTGTGTTGACAGTGTGACACTAGATGGTGAAAGTTTTGATTGATTGGTGGTATGGATAATAAGTCGGACATTCAGATTGCAGAACAAGGGGTTGGTCTGCTAGACAAAAACAATTTACAACTGCGGGTTCGTTGGGTTAACGCACTGCGTACAATTGTGGGATCGTCTATGCCTAAAAACAAATCTGGATGTCCGCTTGTTTCCGATATTGATCTCATCCTTGCGTCTGACGAGGATCGTTTTGCAGCACTTGAAAAAATCAAATGATAGGTAGCCATTACTCGGTCAGATTCGTACAATCCCGCAAGGAGGTTCCGTATATTACGCAAGAAGAATTCGCTGACGTGAAACGAGCTTGCCATCGATGGTTGATGAAAAACTCTCCAGAATACTCCCGCGAGCAACTGGAATTGCCAGAAAGAAAGAGGATGAAGGAACAGGAAGAAGATTGTAACTGCTTGGCTGCCAACGATGAAAAGTGCGATTGAAATTATTTTCATTTTTAAGAAAAAAAACTCGACCTTAAATTCCTATCGTGTAGGTTAATCCCAGTTACCCGCTGATGGGTGGCTCAACAAAAAACAATATGACACTAGAAATTATTGGACGCGATCCTGTTCTGACCATGAAAATTATTAAAATGGTTGGTGAACGAAACAAGAAGGCTCAACGGAAGAAGGCATTTATCCAGCGAGTGAAACAAGCAATCTGTGTGTGGTCATGAGCGCAGGAAAAGGAGACACTTACCGACCAGTCAACGCCGAAACATATGGCAACAACTACGACAGTATCTTCCGCAAGACCGTCAAGGACGTATGCACGT